CATTACCTTCCCGACGGAACTCCGTATAATGCCATGACGTTAAAGAATAAAATATCTCGATATGATAAGGATGCGGACATGTGTCTCGCTAAAAGTTCACCCTCCGACAAAACAGAAACGTAAAACGTGGAAGTTTGCGGCTGAATTTCTGTGGCGCAAGAGATTCACAAAAAGTCAAGGTGAACTTGGTTCTTGGACTCGAGATCAGTTAATAGAACTCGGTCCAACATTTGTAAAGTTAGGCCAAATTGTATCAACACGCGCAGACCTTTACCCTGTAGAGTTTACACGAGAGCTTGAATCTTTACAAGATAATGTCCCACCGATAGACGAGGGATGTGTAAAAGATGTTGTAAATGCGAACAATGTATTTTCAGAGTTTGAATATGTACCATTTAAATCGGCGAGTATAGGTCAAGTACACAAAGCTAAGTTATTGGATGGACGTGAAGTTGTAGTGAAGATAAAACGCCCCAATATTTACGATATAATGAAACGCGACACTGATAATATAGTGGATGTCGTGAACTTTTTAGAAAAGGTGGGGGTAGACACGGGTGCGACTTCCGGTCGTGTACTCGAAGAGTCCATCGATTACCTATTATCTGAATCTGACTATGAAAAAGAGATACACAACGCCAAACGTATGAGAAAAGCGTTTAAAGGTGTCAAATGGGTCAAAATACCTAAGGTATATGAATCGTTCTCGACGCCCGACATGATAGTCATGGAATATGTAAAATCGGAAAAACTTACGGAAATACACGACGAAGATGTAAACCCCAAAAAGGTATGCGAAGCGCTCATCACATCTTATGTGATTCAAACCATGGAAAAGGGGCTTTTTCACGCCGACCCACACCCGGGAAATATAGGTTTTTCTAAAAATGGTAAACTCGTGTTTTATGACTTTGGTCTTGTGATAGATATATCTGATGAACTCAAAGAAGGTTTCCAAGACCTGTTTAAATGCATCATAAATAGGGACACAAAAGGTATAGTACAGACACTCATAAAACTAAATGTAATAGTTCCGACGACGAGTGATACCAGTGACATTGAAATATTTTTCAATACCGCACTGAACTATCTCGAGACACTCGATGGTGGGAGTTTCAAGAATGATATTCTCGAAGATGAGATACTCTTATCTCTCGCACAAAAGAAACCATTCACGATTCCTACATCATTCGTGTATCTCGCGAAAGCATTTTCTACGGTGGAAGGTACATGCATAAAACTCGATGAAAATTTCAATTATTACGAATACCTCGAACCCATGATACGCGATCAATTCACGGATTCTTTCGATATTCAAGACGTGTTTTCGACATCATTTGAAATGCCTTCGCGTATAAAAAACATAAGCACAGCTGTCCTGGGCTTGGAAGAGTCCAGGGCATCTATGAAAAGATCGTTAGAAAAGACGAGAAAGGAAATGCGTTATGCGCAGTATAGTGTGTTATCTGCTGTCATAGCTGGGAACATGGTAGAACACTTACCTTCTTTTACATTATTGTCTGCGTTGAGTGCGTGGTTCGCGTTTACTTCTTATAAAAGTCGATAGAAACCTCTTCTGTTGGTTTCTTTTCTTCGGCAAAGAAAGCTTTGTGGCTTTCCAAAATCTCACGGGATCGAGTCTTTTCACCCTCTGCGATTTCGGAAAGACGCTCACGAATAGACGTAAAATCGTCGATTCGCTGTTTCTTCATCTTTTTTCCGTACTTCTTGAACTTCTTTCGAATCGCGTTTATGTTAGCTTGGGTCGAGGCAATAGAGAGCATGTTAATATAACATTACAAATTAATATTCAATCTTTTCAATTTTTCTTCGAATTCACGCCTTTCACCCGGTGATTCAATCTTTTCACCGGTGGCGATAGCCCTGATTTCGGGTCCAGTTAAATGCATGGCATCCGTGCGGAAATCCTTGAATGCCTCCATCGTGACGGGGACGAGGGGTTTGACCAGTTCGTAAATCGCATTAGCATATTCGCGAATTTCCATTTGGGCGTGTTCATCCATACGTAGATGAAGGTAATGCATGAGATTGTGAAGGTTGATCTTCCAATAGAATTCTGTGTACGTCGATTGTGGAAGGTTACCACGCGCTTGTTCTCTACACGTACCTCTATCAAGAAGGTCTTGGTATAACTCAAAAGATTCACTGAGTTTTTCGGAAACCTTTGACGAGAGTTCTTCCCCTACATCTACGACACCTTCTGAACCTTGATTGTTTACTTTGGATTGCCCGCGTAAAACGTCTGGTTCGTAGTATTGTGTCGGAACGACGGAGTATCTGGCGGAGAGTTCGTTGATGCTGGCCATGCGGTGGCGCATATGCTGTCGAGCGATATAGATGGGCATCTTGATGTGAAACTTGAATTCCACCATTTCGAAGGGTGTTGTGTGCCAGTGTCTAAGGAGATATCGAATAAGTCCGCGGTCTCCTCGTGAGGTTTTAGTCCCATCTCCATACGAGACTCGGGCAGATTGTACGATGGCCGCATCCACATCTTCCCGAGGCATGTGGTCCACGAGGCGAACAAATCCGTGATCCAAGACATCTTTCTGCATGATTAAATATATAACGGGCTAAATCTTTATGCCACCATTTTATTACCTAAGTTGGTGATTGTGAATGTATTTAGTAAGTAATAAAATGGCTACTATTTTCGATACCTTGGTGGAGCGTGTGGAGCTTTCGGCGAAGAAGAAGAGTGTGTGGGATGGTTCACCACTCCAAGACATCCGCAAACTGAGCGCGGATGCAATTGGGTATGAGGGTGAACGACTCCTATTCAACCTCTGCAAAAAGTATGGCATAGACGTTGAATGGGATGGAAACAAGAACATTTCCAAGAAAGGTTCAGATAGAGCGTATGACATGTTAATACGTGGAAGAAAGGTGGAAGTAAAAACGGCTCGAATGGGTGAAAGTTACGCGTTCCAACACGAAACCCTGTCTAACGACAATTCACCAGACTTTTGGGTGTTTGTCGATATCTCGCCACGCGATGCCAATTTCACAGTCATCGATTCGTATGACCTCACGACCAAGCACCCTATACTCGAACGCACCGCACACTCGAGAAAGAAGACGAAAGATGTCTATAAACTTGACACAAGTAAGTGTGTTCTCGATAGAGGTGTCAACTCGGAGATCACGATGAAAATCGCACACGGTCAAGCAGATGATGCGTTTGGTGATTGGATTCGTGAGCGTATCCAACCACTCGATCTCATCCAAGAAGTTGATGAATTATCGACGCTCTTAGATTCAAAGCTGAGTTTGTTGATTTGAAGCTCTCTTTAGACCATTCGATCTGCTTAGCTTTCTTAATTAAACACTCAGCATTATTTTTAAAAAATATTCCATACCCCTTCTTACCCGGTAATTCATCGAACGTATCATACACTTTCATGTTGTTTTCACCGAAGCATGTAGATGGTAGATACACGTGACAGTTTCCTATCATTTTTACATTTCTTCTAGATGCTACGGTGCCCCCATCTGATATAGAGTATACACACACATCTTCGTTGTCTACCTTTCTTATTTCAAATTCATCATTGTTTGTGTGTTTAGACCACACTTGAAAAACACCGTTTATTTTAGTTTCATTTCCATTAGGCATGTGAAACATCCCACTCAATTTTTCGCTATGAATGAGGTTATACCCTTGTACTCGTTTTCTAGGTGACCCCCTACCATCACTTTCAAATAACTGTGGTAATATGAAAGCTACGTAATCCGCAAACGCATGTGAGTGATTTATGAAATTCAGTGCCATGTGCCCCCTTAATCCAAACGGTGGATTTCCAATGACCACATACTTCAAAGATGTATCTGGTGGAGTCCAACCTAGGAAATCTAATTTGGATACACCATCACATCTTGGTTCTATGTCTATACCTATCTTTTTATGCGACAATGCATTGAAAAAACTCCCGTCTCCCGCGGATGGTTCTATGAACGTGTATTCATCCGGGTTTACACCCGTGACGCGGAAGAATGTATCTATGCATTTTTTTGCCATGCCTTGTGGAGTAAAAAATTGATCCTTCGATTTATGTGTATACTCACTGTAATCTATATTCTTACCGAGTATTTTGAGTAAATCAAATTCATAATTGGATGGAACATCTTTTAACAGAATCCATCTATTTACCGTACCGGACACTATATTTAGTTTCTTGGCTATCGCAGACACAGTATGCGATTCCAGACATTCCTCTAGTAGCTTAAATGACATATATGGTTTAAACACTTTAAATCCTTAAACTTTTTAATCCCATGACATCCTTTCTTTGAGGCGCCTTATTAAATAAGGTGTGAGTTCATATAGATTACCTACCGGTACATATCTATACTCTACACCTGTTTTTTTACCCATTCCTAACAATTGCGCTGTGACGTATCGGTCTTTGTCAAATTTTGTCGCGTATCGGAGTGATGGCGCGTTATGTGTCGCTAAAATAGTGTGTGTATGTGGACACGCGAGCGTATATGTCATGGCTTTTTTGTATTCGTTGTCAACGTCAGCTTTGGTATCAAATAAACCTTTTTGGTTTCTCAAGTATGCACCTCTCACGAGTTTCACACCGAGTTTAAATGAATCACTGTGTGCTCCTTCTATATCGTGTAAGAGTTCTTCCATGGCGTCGCGTCTATACATCTGATACGTTTTATACACATGTACATCGTCTTTTGTATTGTGTTCTCCCATCATGTCATAACATATGTCTGGGTACAACACATCTTCGGCGTCTATGCATACCTTAACACCACACGTCTTCGCATGTTTTATGATATTATGTGCGCAATCTCTTGCATCTATCTTCGATTCTCTCGATCCAAAACTCGTGAGTTTTATGGCTGACATGGATCCGACGGGGAGTGCTGTGATGATTTCTTTAGTCGTCTCTGTAATGTGAAACGCATCGGATAATCTACAATTTTCTTTTGCATAGTCAACTATGACTTTCTCGCCTCGCCTGTGTAACATTCGAATTACACGTGGGAGCTCGGTGAATGTCGCTGCATACCTGAGCATTAATCATTAAAGATATTTTTTTGTATCGGTCCATCTCACGTTTATATTTTTCTACGAGGTTTTGCATTCTTCCGCGAGCTCCTCTATACTTTTATAATACCTTTTTAAATCTTTCATAAATCTCTTGTTTTTATCGAGACACTCACACTCGGGTTTGTTAAGGTAAATCCACGCGAGATTTGATTTAGAATAACGCGTTTCTTTTTGGTTTTGGTTTGGTTTTCTAGCCACAAGTTTTTTATTTTTTACGGTTTTCTTGAGTGGTTCCACACGTTTCGTGAAACTAATGGCTTGCATCACCGTATCCGCGAGGTCATCTTTCTTTTTGGATTCTTTGAATATAGGAAGCCAATGTGAATTCACGGGATTGCTATTTAAAAAGGCTTCACACCGCTCGATGGATACTTTTTTTCGTTTTAGATACTGTGCTTTACCCGGACCACACACATCGGGAATCTTAAATTTTGCATCATAAATTATTGTTTCTGAATTCGGTGATTTTATAACAAAGTATGCATGTAAAAAGTTCTCTACCATTTTCATTTTCTTATTTCTATCAGGTTGCTTCTCTATAAGAATTATGTTTGAATCGAGTACCCATGGTCGTTCGTCTAGATGTTTTCGTAAGGACACAAATAATCCGTCTTTGTGCTCAGGTGGTACACCTGAAACATCCCAGTTCACGACGAGATTGGATGTTTCCTCGAATTGACACATGGCCAGATTTCGTATACCAACATCTATACTCAAAATCATTGATTTAAAGAAAAATTATTTCTTTATATATATAAATGAAGAACAGACAGATTAACACAATAGCTGTGATTGTATCACTGGTCGTCGTGGCATACTGGCTGTATACCATTCGACGTGAAAAATTGGAGGGCAAGGATTCTAAGGCGGTGAAATACATCAAGGAAGCTTCCCCAGAAAAGTTTATCAACCCATTCATTGTCTACGGTATGGCGAAGGAGTTAACTGAAGATGAAGAAAAACTCGCGAAGATCATCCCACTCGTGAAGTCAGGTGACCGCGAAGAATTGAT